CTTGAAGCCAACAAGCTTGCACGTTTGATAGAAGAGTTGCGAGAGAGACGCCTCAGCCTTGAAGAGCATATCATCTCCATTCACAAGAACATGTTGGAGAAGAATTGCTCCAAGTTCGAAACGTCTCTTCCGTTCCTCCTCTCGATTCGGCAAGTCGAACGGGACGCTCTGAGTCCACTTCCTAACTGTGTAGCGATAGATCGCAAGATTTATTACACACAGAAGGGGAAAGGAGAGAACGTGACCCATCGGTTGGCCCTCGTCCAACGCTGCAGACTCACGAACATGATCTTCCAATGTTGCGTCTCGACCCGCAAGGTCACTGTACCATCCGGTTCCAGCGAAGAAAGACATATATGCCAAATCGTAGGAGGGTGAGTTCTTGCAGCCCGCAAGAGCGTGAATCGTTGCTGCCCGAAAGAGCAGATCGGTTGCACTCTCGTAGTCCACAGAAACCCAATCCCCCGACGGTACAGCGTTGTCGAGGATCCGAACAGATTCAGTGAGGTCATCATGAAACATCGACGACCAATCTGTGCGCTTCCAAGAAGACAGCATTTCGCCCTGAAGAGGTTGCAGGGCGGTATACAGATACCCATCGCCCTTCGAAATGATCCTGAACTTACCCGGTTCCGGGATTGCAACAACATCGAGATCAAAAGGTCCAAGATCTCGTAAATCCCCAGGACGACCTTGAACGGTCCCGGCCTCAAGCTCGCCTAGAAAAGCATCAAGGCTGGCGAGGCTCTGGACACGAATCCAGGCATCGAGGGAATTCGCAAGGTCACGGAGATGACCAAGAAGACTATGTTGAAGTTCAGGAGGAGGAAAGAGAGACAGTGGACCGCCTCCACGTCGCCCCACCTGCAAGCAGGCGGAAGAAGAAGGACAAAACTTTGTCGGCACCCTGCCTACGTCGGAGAAGACTTCTCGCGAGGTCCTCTCTATCTCGTCGGCAAGTTCATCCGGAAGAACTTTCGGATTTGGGGCTGACAACGCGGCCTTGTGTTTCCTTAGGGCCTTTTCCTTCTTCTTGTCAGAGAGCATGGGCCAAGAGAGTTTCGAACCCTTAGAGAGTGAATAGATGAAACTCACATCTCTATGGGCGATGGCCCGAGCGATGAAGCGGCGACACCATCCAACGAACAAAGATTCGTCAACGATCTTGTCTTTTTCAGGTCGCTGGCTGTCCCTGAAGACCTGGCAATGAAAGACATTTAGCCAGTACTTCAGAAACGTTTGCTCGTCGTTGAGATCACTCATTTTGGACCTTATGCGTTGCGTTGTTACGCGCATAGAGTCCTTGAATCTCGACAACTCATTTCCTCGAATCCAGCCAGATGTACTTCTTCTGGCAAGGAAGGGGATTGCGAGTGAACGTACATACGCTGATAGGTCTTCTAGTTCCTTCTGAGACCCCTTACACCCTGAAAGACAATGGTGCAAGGTTTCAGCGACAAGAGTTTCCAACCGTGAGGTACCATTCACGGCGGGGCGCTCCTGGACAGGAGCTCCTCTTATCGCGGCAGCATCACCGGTACTGCCAACCGGCAGTTCGGGCGAGTGTTTCGCGGGAAGTCTGCTTTTCACTTCCGACATTTTCGAGGATTGGAAATTCCTCTAGA